CCCTTTATCACCTAAGTTAATATTATTATTAATAATACATTTTAAGCTTGTTGTTAGTTCTTTTTTATCTTTATCATTCATGTTTATTTCTTGTTCATAACTAAGTGTAGCCCTCATTATATCGGTAACCATGTTATTAATATCAACTTTTTTTATATCATTATCAATACTTTCTACATATGCACGTCTTCCAAATTGCAACATATCATCTAATAATACTTTTATCTTAGAACGATAAAATTCCACATCTTTTTTAAGTTCTTTTTTATCTTCTTTAAGTTCTTTTATTTCTTCTTTTAAAGCCTCATTTTCTATTAATACGGCATCAAATCTATTTAATAATGTGTTGTAATCTTCCATAATTAAGCCCTTTCTATTTTTAATGATACAATAATTTTATATTGTTTATCGGTTTCAATTACTTCTATATCATGAGTATTTTTATTTATTCTATTGATATATCCTTCTAGTCTTATTTTATCGCTTATTGCATAAATACTTTTATTAAGTATTATATTTTTATTGTATTTATTAAACATTGTTTTATGTCCTTTATTTTATTTCGTTTCACTTGTTAAACTACATAACATTTTATAATGTTTCAATATATTTTATATTTTTTATATTGTTTTATATCTTTTTATATGTATATTTATTTATCGCTTCGGCGTGGCTTTTTGACAAATTAATAATAAATCATAAAAAAGAAGGAGGATTTACACATGGGTAAATCAGTAAATAAAACAAGCAAAGAAAATCACAACATGACACAAGAACAACTTGCTTCTTTGATGGGTTTAAGTGTACCAACAAAAACAAGTGCAACTAAAACAAAAAATCATTCAATTAAAAAAGTAATAAGTGATAGATTGAACGAGGTAATGCACCAAGTGTTAAGTGATGAGTTTAGCGAGTATTATTACGAGATAGGTGAAACAATGGTATCACACAAGAAAAAAAACGGAGAAGTTTTATCTAGTTTTGTTAAGGGTTATCAACTAGTAATACCAAGCGAAGAACCAACATTTACTAGTAAAGATGGGCAAGTTACGCAAGGTGGATATAGAATTGGTAATTTTACAATTTATTGTTGTGGCTTTCAAACTCAAGAAACACCATATGTTATTAAAAATGGTAAAACTATCTTTTTTAAAGATGTAGTAAAAAAGTAGTGATTTAAAAATCAGTAAGTAAAAACAACGAACCTCAAACAATTAATTTTGTTTGGGGTTTTTTGTTATATGTAACTTTTTATAAGTAGAAAAATTTTGTAGTAAAAAAGAAAAGGAAAAAATGATGATTAATTTAACTGATGATGTAAAACAGAAATACAATGTTAATCAAGTGGCTGATTATGACGGCTCAATAAAGCTTGTATTAACACTAAAGAAAAGGACTTGCAAATGCTGTGGAAAAGAATTTGAAGCAAAAGGTGGCGAGTTCTTGCTATGGAAAACAAAAGAAGAACATTCAGTAAGTGGTTGGTTTTGTAGAAGGCATTATATCCAAGCAAAGAAACTGATTAAATTGTTGAAGTAATTTAAACAGGGGTAGGTTTTTCCTTTTTTCCTGCCCCTTAGATTTACATAAAAGAAAAGGCAAAGGAAAGGAAAAGCATGAGAGAAATGAGCTTTTATATACTCTGTAGCCACGTTGGAGTAAGTCCAAGCGTTGCTCTTGAAGACGAAGAGATAGTTCAGGCATTAAAAAACAGAGAAGATGAAAAGGTAAATAAACTACTAAGAACTAAGTTTTAAATAAAAGGAGAAACATGAAGAAAACAGCAGCGAAGAAAATAGTACGAGTATCAAGAGCTGATGAACTAGAAAAACAAATAAACAGTATAAAGAATATACTTGACCTTGAATGGAATGGTATGATGACCTGTGTCCAAGCAATAGAAAGAATATCAGAAATAGCTGTATTTGGTCGTAAAATAATAAAGATAGATGGTGAGAAATGGTATAGGTGTATTCATTGTCCTGAAGGATATATCTTACAGTATAAATGGTGGCAAGATGATGAATGGTGTGATGTATGTGATTTATCTGAACTTAAAATATGGGAATACAATCACCTCGTATCAGAGCTAGAGAAGTATTACCCTGAATATCCAATTGAATATCTTGAAGGGAGGTTTGTGTAATGAATGAAGTCATAGACGACTTAGAATATGTTTTATTCGAATTGGAACGTGGCGAAATCTATCCAGCAATGAAATATTTAGAGGAAATGATATCTGATTTAAAAACAAAGGAGAGCAAATGACAATATCAGAAGTATATCACGAGCTTATAGAAGAAGGAAAGACAAAGAATAAAGCAGCAGAAATCTGTCTTGGAGTAATTACAAGTGGATTGATTGATGCAACTGATGAAGAAACATATGAAAGGCTAAAACAAGAGTTTATAAATAAACAGGAGGGTATCAATGGGTGAAATGAATATAATAAACAGACGGATAGAAATATCAGACGAGTTAATTGAACATATATTATGCTCTGCATTTGAAGGAGGTATAGTATATTGGGCAGACAATGTTAGCTGTGAAGATAAAGAAGATATGCAGAAAGTTGGTGGATGGAAACACGAGTATCTTACAAAGACAAAGAAAAAAGATGCTGTAATGTATATACATACAATGGAGGGTGAAAAAGCTAAGATAACAAAGAAATCAATCATTGATGCATTACAGAAAATGGATAATCCTGAATATAAGTATACGAAAGCATTAGACAGAATATTAAATGGACAATGGGATGCTTATGATGCAGATATAGTAGTACAGACTGCTTGCTTTGGGGAGGTAGTGTATGGATAACGACTACTTATTTCATTGCAGAGGATGTCAAAAGCCTGACAAAGAATATCCTATGCGTTTTGATGACTATGAATACGGAGAACCTGTATACAATACACCTAAAACCTCAGAACATGATTGGGCAAGAGCAGATGCTTATGGAATATATACAGGTTTGTATTGTGATAAATGTTATGATGACCCGAATAAATACACTTACAGAAAAGATGAATACTACGACCCTGCTTACGCAGGAGAAAGGATGGAACCAGATGAGTAGAGATAACTATGATTTAAGAGACCTAGTGTCAGATGCCTGTGATTCATTTGATGATTCATGGGAAGAGATAAAGAAAGGACACTATGATAGTGATGAGGTGATGCACGAGATAGCTGATAATGCAGTTCCTATATACTATTATGAAATTGGTCAATATGCAGCACACAATAGTTGGTTGATGACAGTAAAGCCTGATATAAATACTGATGGTAATGCACATGACCAAATACAAGCAAACATATACTGTTATATATATGATGGACTTGTAGAACACATGGAAGCAAAGGAGGCAGAAGATGACGAGTAAAGACATAGACAGACTAGTAAGATGGTCAATTGACACAGACCTCATGACATTTGCAGAAGAAGCTTATGGAGTAACAGGCACAGCGTTTCATAGGTCAGACGACTATCTAAAAGGTAAGTTTAGAGACATGCAGTCAAACTTTATTAAATGGATTGCAGGTTTAAGTGAAAACAATAGAAAGAGATTAGCAAATAATATAACAAAGGAGAATAAATGAGTAGATTAAACATAAAAACAGCAACAATATCAGATATAGTAAGAGATGATTTAGACCCAAAAGATTTTTATACAATAAACAGAAAAGGAGAATAACATGGAAATAAGTAAATACATAAAAACAGGACAAACAAAAAAATATTCCCTGTTTGTATCACCAGCTCACCAGAGGGACATAGACAACAATAGCATAAAAGCTATAATGGAGAGCATGAAAGAACATGGAGTAATATCAGCTGTATCTGTAAGAAAATCATCAAAACATAAAGGTAAATATGAAACTTTTGATGGACAGCATACAATTGCTGCTTGCAAAAGGTTAAACCTTCCAGTTATTTACAATGAGTTTGAGAATGTAAGTAATAAAGCAATGATTTCATTGAATGGGAAATCAAGAAAATGGAAATTAAAAGACTATCTTAAATTTGGGGTAGTGGACAGTATTAACGACTATGTATTTTTAAGTAAAATATATAGTGAAGAAAAACTACCATTGACTGCTCTTATAATGATGTATGGTGGAGGTTATGCAAATGCATCATTTAAAGAATTAAAATGGAAAGCATTAACTGTTGTTAGGGGGCATAATATACTTAAATATATAAAAGAGATTGAAACAACATTCAACATCAAGCATGTTAGATTCGCAAGATTTATATGGGGATTTGGCAAAGTGTTTGATTCAGGTAAATACGACCACCAAAGAATGATGTACCAACTAAATAAATGCTCAAATCTTCTAACGAAGCAAGCAAATCCAGAAGATTATACTTCAAATATTGAAATGGTATATAACTATGGAGTAAAAAAAGAAAACAAAGTACAATTCATACAAAAATAAAGGAGAATAATATGGGAATGGACGTATATGGGAAAAACCCACAACAAAACGCAGACATTAATAAGTTTAAGGTGTATGCAAAGTATAGCAAGATGGAGTTTTCAGAAAAATGGAAACATCTTGATGAAGATAGAACAAAGAGAGAGCAATACTGGAAAGAGGAAGACCAATATCAACGAGCAAATCCAGGTGTATATTTTAGAAACAATGTATGGTGGTGGAGGCCATTATGGAATTACTGTAGGCATGTTGCACCTGAGCTAATCAATGATGAGCTTTGGCTTGATGGACACAACAATTCAGGCGATGGTCTTGACGACAAAGATGCAAAAGAACTCGGAATTCTCTTGATTAAATCATTTGAAGAGTTTGAGATACTAAACAAAGAACAAAATGATACAGGCGAAGAAGGAATACCCGAATATCCATTTGATAGAGAAAATGTAATGGAGTTTGCTGACTTCTGTTTGCAAAGTGGAGGGTTTGAGATATGCTAGTCCTAACAAAGAAAATGAAAGAAGATATTGCTAAACAAAGAGAACAAGACATTTTCGTTTGTGATGCCTGTGGCTCAGATAAAATAACAGAAAAAATGTGGGTAGAAACCAACAGCTATATATCTATTGATGGAGAAACATATTACAAAGCAGATTCGTGCCTAGATGATGATAGCATGTTTTGGTGTGAAAGCTGTTATGAAGAAGCTAACCCTATATTAAAAGAAGATTACAAGGAGGAAGAATGAAGATAAAGTTTAATACACCTTATTCAGTTGTAAAAATGCTAGACGTAAATGATTGGTGTGCTTTTAACGAAGAGTTTAATGTTCAGTACGATGAAATAGATGGTAAGAAACGAATAATAATAACGAGGTATGAAGATGAAAATAAATAGTTATCAACAAGACTTTCTTGAACAGATAGGTAGAGAATTAGGTTATACAGAAGATGATATGCCTGAATTCAAAGATATAGAAATAGTTAGAACTTATCATATTCCTGTGTGGGAGTATAATGGGTTGACCAAAGAAGAGTATTATAGTTAATTAATTGGGAGTGGAGAGCTGTAAGCGTGAGCCCAGCCGAAGGCGTTCTTTTTATACGCAGACATGGCGTGTCCTTTGTTATTGCGTCTTTATTTGACACTCCCACAGATTTATATAACACAAAACGAAAGGAGACATAATATGTCTAAACTAGCGAATGACTTTACTGATTTTTTAAGTAAAGTAGAACAAATGGAAAAAGATAATGAAAAACTAAACAAAGACATTCAGAAGCTTGAAAAGGAGAAGGCTGAAGGATGGAAAAAGTTTGACACAGATACACACATCTTAATGAATAGAGAAAAGCTGAGTGGTATTGTTGAAAGGATAGATGATATAGACTACAACATAGGCGACATAGAATCCTATGCAGAAGAAGCGTATAGTGCAGCAGAGAGTACAAGTAATTATGCTTATGATGCAAAAAGAGAGGTTAGTCGAGTAAGGACAGACCTTGAAGACATGATTTCACCTGCTAAGGAAGAAGAGGTAGCTGAATAATGGAAGTTTTCTTATTTGTAGTAGCAATCATAATTGCAACTTTCATAGTAGATAAAATAAATGGTATATAAAGAGAGGAGAACCATGAAAGAAAACAACAAACACATAACAATACTTTATACATTGGTTGTTATGCTGACAATGTGGTGTACTTGGAGTAGTTCAAGTATTGGTGGCTTTAATTCAACAGTCACTCAATATAGAACAGAAGTGCATACATTTCAAAGACAAGTAGCTAGTCTCATTGATATTGCTAATTCAATAGAGCAACAAGACACTAACGTGATAGTGGATGAGGCTAAGGAGGAAACAAACGGTGCTATTGATGAAGTGAAAACTGAATCAGTAGAGTAATGAGACAATAATATTGGAGAGCCAACAACTGGTCCTGTAAGTCCCGAGAAGACACTTAGCGGGTTTCCTGCGATAACGAAGGCAAAGGAATATGTGAGGCTCTCCAGTATTTAAAAACAGAAAGGAAATAAATGAGTATAATCAAAGAAATGATTAATATGCTTGAATCGGATAAAGGAGATAGTGTTTATTTGCGTGAAATTGCCCTTTTAATGGAGGAAATAGATTCAAAGGATAGAACTATCAACCAATTAAAAAAAGAGCTAAAATTACGTGATAAAGAAATTAAAATGCTAGTTGGAGAAAACAGTGAATAAAAGAGAAGATATATTAGCAGAGATAAATATGATAAAAATTCTTGTATGGCAACTGTGGGAAGAATCACATGGTAAGATACAGAACAAAGAGTGGGATTCATTGAAAGATGAAGTAATTGAAGAAATGAGAAAATAATATAATATTTAAAATATATATTGATATATATAAAAATGTATTTTATATTATATAGTATACAAGGAGATTATAAAATGAGTAACGAGACTACAGTAACGCAGGTAAAAAATATTGATAAACTTATCTGGCGTTCATTTAGAGCAAAGTCAATTATGAATGGCTTTGATTCTACAAACGAGTGTTTAAATAAATTAATAGAGCTGTTTGCAAAGGATGAGATTGATGCTGTCAAAGAATAGTCCAATAGATATAGAGGCTATTTACGAGCAATACATCGATGAAAAACAAGAAGAAAACAGAGCTAAAAGATATAAGGGTAACGAGCATTGGTATCACGCAAGTGGTGCAGGTTCATGTTCAAGGAAATTATATTTTGAATCAGTAGAAAAAATAGAGCCAACCAACCCATTAGATAGTAGAACAAAAAGACTATTAAAATTAGGTAATATTGTGCATGATGATATTCAAAGTTCTCTTACGCACGCACACTATAATAAAGTACTTAATAATAAAGTACTTAATACTGAAAAAGAAATTAATAATAAAGAAAAAGATATAGATTTTCATGTTGAAGGAGAACTTACGATACCTGAATTAAACGTAAGAGGATTCTATGATATTATTGTAGATGATAAAATAGAAGATAGAAAAGTTTATTTGTATGATATTAAGACTTGTGGTGGTTATGCTTGGAAGATGAAGTTTGGCAGAAACAAAAAGCTAGACCCTTCCACACATTACGAGCTACAACTTGGTACATATGGATATGCAGCGAAAGAAAAGTTCGGACAACTAGATGGTATGTATCTGTATTATTACAACAAAGATACATCTGCTATGAGATGCGTAGAAGTTCCATTAACATTCGTATCTAGGGCATATCTATTTTGGAGGAACTTAAACGATGAACATAAAATGGGATTACCTGAGTTTAGAGTAGGCATATCACCTGTCCAAAAGTGGCAGTGTAATTATTGTCAATTTAAAGACCATTGTAATCCACCAATATAGGAGAGTAAAATGAGCAACACAAAACAAAGCACATTCATGAAACTCTTCAAGACAGATGTAAGCGAATATGTCAAAAAGAAAGGCAACTTTAATTATCTGTCTTGGGCGTATGCAGTTCAAGAGCTTAAAAGAGCTTGTCCAACTGCAAGATGGGGAGTAACAAAAGCGGAGGATGGTTCTCCATTCTTCCAAACAGCTTGTGGATATTTCGTAGAAGTATGGGTAGATGTTGATGGGGTTTCTTTATCACAGATACATCCCGTATTAGACAATAGGAATAATGCAATAGAAAACCCTACTGCTTTTCAAATCAATACAAGCTTACAAAGAGCTTTAGCTAAATGTATAGCATTGCATGGTTTAGGTTTATATATATTTGCAGGAGAAGATTTACCTGAACCTGATGCACTTACACCAGCTGAAGAAAAAGAACTCTATGGATTAGCAAAACCTTTAGGTAAGAAATTCGTAGATGACTTAAAATCAAAAGTTGCTAGTATGGATTTAAATGCTAACAACTATGATATATGCCTTGAAAAGATAAACAACATGATAAAGGAGAAAAAATAATGGCAGAAGTAAACGATATGTTTGACGACATAACAAAAGAACAGAGCATTGTAAATCCTAATGCTAAAAAGAAAAAATGGACACCTTTAGCTACAGGAGAATACTATGGCCACATAGTTGATGTTCAAACTAAAATACTTGATGTTAAAGGCGGTAAGTATAAAGCAAGGCTTTATTCATATACTGTAGAAGCATCAGAAGAAAACAAAGACAAAGACTTCATGTATATAGATAACATGGGAGATAAGAGACCAACCAAAGGAGATGATTACGTTGGTAAAAAATTCAAAGGTAATCTTTGGAAGTTTTTAGAACCAGGGAAAGATGATACTTTTGAGTCTAATGCTGATGGTAATGCAGGGTTTTTAAGATTTTGCGATACTATCGGTAAAGATTGTCCCGTGGAGTCAAGGAATATAGATGGCGAAGATAT